CTATGAGCAATACCTGTAGCAGAACCAGATATTAATGCATCAATAGTCATAAACGTATTGTTTGCAATATTGGTAATTCTTCTTAAATCGGTACCAACATAGATATAATCACCTACTTTATAATCTGTAGTATAAGTTGTAGATGCACCAGTTATAGTAGTATTGTTATTTGTATTTGCAGTACCAGTTTTTGCAGTAGAGTTAGCTGAAGCTGTAGTTATGATTACAAAGTCTTCATCTGATGCATCAGAAAGATTACCAGAATATGGGAAACTTTCTGTACCAGTACCTACCACTGCTGGTAAAGAAATACCTGAGTTTGAACCACCAGTACTAAATTGGAATGAAACGCGATTAGTATATTCGTATTGAGTTTCAGTAAAATCATTAATAGAAACTGCTCTTTGACCTAACGGGTAAACTAGAGACTCTCCTGCAGGCTCTTGTAGAACTGCAAACCCGTTCTCTAGAACTATATCTGCAACTGCAAGTAAACTACCACTAAAATATCTTACACTCTTAACATCAGCAAAATCATAACCATCACTCATTGATACATTAAATATGTAAAGCTGATAGATTGCAGCTGGTGTGCCTGGTGTACCAGATCCGTACTTTATTACTTTAGCATAAGCATAACCTATTATGTTTGCTGAGTTAGTAGTAGTACCTAAGAATGTTCTGTTAGTTAAAGCATCATAAGGTGTATTATGAAGCTCTATCTGTATAAGATTTTCTGTATTAAAATCACCAGCGTATTCATTAATATTTAAATAGCTACCAAAGTTAGCAGAAACTATATTATTAGTTACAGTCTTTTTATCATTACCTTTTCTAGTAGGTGTGAGAAACTTATTAATAATTTCTACTCTGTAACCTTCAATATAACCAACACCTTTAGATATACCAACACTAAAATGTGATGTGTTACTTGGAATACTTTCTGCTGATATAAGGAAAGGTGATACTACATAGTTACCACTTTCTTCATATGTTCTTCTTGCAAACTCTCTACTTAATGCTGCATATTGCGCATCAAATTTAATAGATACAGGCAGACCACCTTTAAAGTCTGCTAGTGAGAAGAATGCGTCAGATGTAGCTATATTAGATGTTGTTCTAACATTTAGAGAAGATACGAGTTTAAGTCTGTGCGCGCCTGGAGCAGCAAAATTAGGTGCACCTGCAGCGTTATCTAATAAACTAGTATCGATTTCTGGTGTAATGATACTTTCATCAGTTGTAAAACCAATAGAGAGATCGTCAGGTGTATTAGTATATTTTGAAACTATAACTACTTGTGGCTCTACTCTAATAAAATGACCTTTTTGGTATATAACACCTTCAGTAGTAGTAAACCCGTAGCCTGTACCAGTAACTGCAGTTACTGTGGCGTTAGTTGTCATTACAGTAACGTTACCAACTGAAACGTTAGCAGTAGTAAATACTCTTAACTCTTGACTTGCCTGGAATGTTTTTTCATCTGTATCGCTACTATTTTCATACTTAACATAAAGAGTAGGGGTGTCAGGATAAGCAGACTCAAGACCTTCAACTGTATTAACAATTCTTGCTTTAAGACCGTTTGAATTTTCAATAAAGAGATCTCTAAAATCTGTTATAGTATATGCAGAATTATTTGCATATGTGTCTTTAATTCTAACAAATGTATAGTTAGGATCAAAAGAAAATGCACAACCTGCTACTACCGATCCATCTTTAAAGATATGATCGCCAAATCTACGAATTTGTTCTTGTAAGATAGTTTGAAGCTGAGTTATTTCTCTTGCTTGTACAGGAACAGATGGTCTAAAAAGAACTCTATGGAAGTTCTTAGTATTATCATAATCATCGAAATACGGTGAAATATTAAAATTTGTAGTTAAATCAGACATCAGGTTCCTCTATTAAAATTTAATAACCAGTTTAAACGTTTCTTTAGAAGTCGGAGTTCTTGTAAATGGTTCAAGGTTCTCTATAAACATTACAGACCCAGAGTTGCGTACTAAATCTGGTGGTGTATAAGTATTAGCTAAAGAGTTATAACCTACAGCGCCAGTGGTATTTCCAGTAATAGCATAATCACCTTGCTGGAACGTACCTCTAACATCAGTAAGAGCTAGTACAGAATATATTGCACTAACAGTTGCATTAGCATTTCTCACACATGTTATATTATTTAGTCCAAAAGTTCCCTGTACGGAAGATAACTTTAAATAAGAAGTATTAGCAAAAATTACTATACCATTAGCATTGGAAACTGTATCAATTACCACATCACCGACTACATAATCATCTGTAGGACTATTTATTGATAAATCTAAATCATTATCTTGAGATAAAATTCTACCAGAAGCATCACTAACATCTTGATTAACGTATTCATTATCTGAATAAGCTATTGTGTTAGTGAACAATGAAAGTCTTCCAGTATTAATAAATTTAAGACCAACATTAGCTGTAATATCTTTACTGTTATTGTTTATTTTAATAAACTGTACTTCTGCTGCTGAGTTTGAAGCAGATGTATTTGAATATCTAATAAACTCACTATTTGTAAATGTACCTGTAGCGTTAGTTACTCTAATAGTGTTATTAGAAGCTATCTGTAAAAGTATGGCTGTAGCTTCAGTTGTATCTTGTATAATCTGAGTTGAGTTACTTGTAATAGTAAAGTTTATAACGTTTTGAGATTTTACGTTTGCAGTTGCATTAGATGATAGCCCTATGATATTATCACCTGCTTGGTTAGCAACTAAGGTACCAGAGATATTCTTAAGCTCTATAAAAGTAGAGTTGCTATATGTTACTACACCTGCAGAATTAGAACTATCTTGAAACACTATCTCGTTTACATCGAAAGTGTCACTAGCATTAGCAAGAGTAAATTTTTGTCTTTCATAAATGCTATTTAATGAGCTAGAGTTGCCGCTCAATGTTAGATAAAACTCTTTATATAAAGGTTCTTTAATAATACCGATAGTTCTATAAGAACCTACAGTAGGTAGATCATAGCTTTCTGCAGTAGTGTTAGAAAATTCTACACTTATTAAAGCATGCTTAGCACCTAATTCAGTTACAGGGTCCGATCCATGACCAGTTATTGGTCCTATAAGAGCGTTAGCAGAAGCACCAGCACCGTATAAACTATTTGCTGTAATAGCTATATTTGCAAAAGTATAATTATTACCTTTATTAATAAGAATTGCTTGATCTACAGTATTTGAAGTTGAGTTGATGGTTAAATAAGCTTCAGCGCCCTGCCCATCTCCTGTTATTGTAATAGTAGGTGTAACAATAAATTGAGACTCTGCAGAAGGTATTGTAGATAGATATGTAACGGTAGCATTACCGGTTGAAGATACACCACTAAATGAGTTAGCAGTAAAACCTACAAAGAATTCGTTAGTATTAGCTTGCACTGTGATATTAGGGTCACTAGTTACAGTAGTAGTTGATGCTCTAGTATTAGAAGTAGAGCCTAAAATATAAAGTTGATTAGTTCTAGTAAATGTGTGACCGGTTTCACTAGACCCTGCAGTTAAAGTAATAGGTGTTCCGTTAGATACAGAAGAGACATATAGAGAAGAGCTATTTGCACTAACGATGAAATAATTAGTGTTATTAGCTAAACCAGATATTACTGTATTACCTACAGCTGTAGTATATTTTACTACATCGTTGTTTACAAATGGGTTAGAAGAAATTGTAATTTTACCATTTGCAGCGACGTTAGAAGATGCATTAAAATTAGCTGATGTAGTAGTATTAGCTAACCAAGTACCACCTACTGAGGAAACAATAAGTGTGGTGTTGTTAGCAAAAGATACTATACCGTTTGCACCTTGCGAGCTGTTATTAGCATCTACTTGAGTAATTTGTTCTCCAAGTCTATAGATACCAGAAGTTGACGATTGATCAAAATCAAGCCTTACACCAGTTAGGTTAGAATATACTATTGAACCGTTAGCGCTTTTTCTAGAAATAGAAGTAGGAGTTAGTGCGTTACCCATTAAATAATGTGTATTAGCTGCTAATGTAGCTCCCCAAGCAGCAGTAACGGCTAGATGTGTACTATTAGTAATAGCTGATATTCTTCTTATATTAGTACCTGAAGTAGTACCAATTTTAATATAATCACCTGCAGCGTATTCCGTGGCAAACGTTGTGCCTACACCGATAACGTTAGATTGCCCGGTAGTAACTGAAACTGTACCAGTCTTAATAGTACCTGAGTCACTAGTTTTAGTAATAGGATAAGTTGCAGCAATTTCAGTAGTACTAGTTGGTCTAACTCTTATAACTGTAGCGTTTGCTGACATTATTTCTGCTGTAGCTAAAATATCACTCTGAATGATAATATCACCAGCTTGAAAATAACCTTGTTTAGCAGTATAGATTACAGAGTCTGTTACCTGTTTAGCTGATTGTCCAATCTGGAAAGCTAAAGTATTAGATGAAACGTTTGATAAACCAATATTAATATAAAAATTAAGTGGTTGATCTAAAGCAGCAGCTTTAGTTGCACCATCATAAGCAACTATTGTTCTTTTCTGACCAGAGCCTAAGCCTGTAGTAAAATAGATTGAAGAACCAACATAAAAGTTAGAATTAGAACTTGATGTAGGTGGTAATACTATTAGAGTGCTATTAGCAACTGAAGTTATAAAGCCTTCAATATATGTTCTATAATTTGACCCTGAACTAGAAATTTCTATAGCATCTATAGAGCCAGGAGTTGAAGCAGATTCTACTGTAGTATTAGCAACTACAGGAATATAATTTTGAGTTGCAAATTTAGTTATATTAGAAGAAGTAACAGTAAACATATACTTCCACTTATACCCATCAGGTAATTCGAAAATATCTAAATCTTTAAGAGTGGGTTCGTAAGTAGAGAAATTTCCTTTATTATTGTATATGCACTTATAAACATCATTAGTAGAGTTAACTACATAAAATTCTTTAGTAAACAATTCACCATCAAACTGATCATATTGATCATAAATTGACCCAGTAACCCACTGAATTTTTTCTATACCAAAAGCAATATCTTGAGGTCTAATTTTTTTACCAAAAACAAGATGCTGGTATAGTTCTAGTTCTAGCTCATTAAATGAAGTGGTAGCAGTAGGAGGCGCACTGTCATTATCCCATGGGATATGTCTTGACACAAAAACATACGCTGATGTAAGTTCTGAAATAGAATGTGTGATAAAGTTATTAGCGTTATCTACATTATGTTTAATAGTTGTAATTGTTGTCATTATTACACTTGTGTGAAGCTAGATTGAACTGATGCGCTGGACTCATTATCTGATACTTCTGATTGAACAGCGAATTTACCAAATAATGCTACACCAGCTGGGTGAACTAGTTGTTTTACTATATCTTTATATTTATCAAACAATTTCGTAGATCTAATTTCATATGAATACTCTTGATAATAAATACTGTCTGTTAGATATTTGTCAGAAGACAATTGTCCTCTAGTATCAGCCCAGAAACCAGTACCTTTACCATACTCTTCTACTACTGCTGCACCGGTTACTGAAATTGGATTGATAGTAACGTTAGCTAGAGTAACCTGCTCATTAGGAATATAACCATAACCAGATTTAATTATTTCAACTGCAGTAACGATACCGTTAGCATTAGTAGCTTGCGCAGTAATAATTGCGTTATTGCCCTTAATACCACCTAAAATAGGATCAAATCTACCAAGTGAAGCAACTAGAGGTTCTGTTACTGTTACTGTAGGATTACTTGAATAACCAGTACCAGTATTAATATCTGAAAGGAACTGAATAGTTCCTACTTCTAATTCATCAATATTTAACGCTTCATCGATAATTTGTTGCAGATTATCAAAGTTATTAATTGCAATCTCTGGAAAGCCCCAGTTAGTTCTTTCAACTATAGAAGTAACATTAGCAGCAGTTGTAGTAGCACTACCTGTAATAGTAGTATTAATCATAAAACCGCTACCTAATCTAGATACTGTAGGAGAAAGATAAGCACCAGTAGCCGCATAAGCGCTCAAGCTAGCACCGTTACCTGCAGATGTGGTTATAGTTACTGGTATACCAGACACTCTAGTTAAACTATGGCCAGTTTCGGATGAGCCTGCAGTTAACGTTATTTTAGTGCCGCCAGAAGTATTAGCAAGATAAAGATGAGTAGCATTTGCATCTACTATAAAATATTCTCTACCATTAGTGAGTTCAGTTATAACTGTGTTGCCAGGCGCGATAAGATAAGCTACTATATCATTATTAACAAATTGGTTTGTTGATATGGCTATTCTACCATTAGCAGCAACAGCTGTAGAAGCATTAAATGATTTTTTATCATAGTTTGTACCGGGTGCAGTTATAGTAACACTAGTAATAGTGCCGTTAGCATCTGTTACTAGAGATCCTGTACCATCTCCACTACCGCCATTAAAGACTACAGTTTCACCGTTAGCGTAGAGTGAGCCACCATTATTGACAACTACTCTACTAACAATATCATTATTTGCAATAACAGCACTAGGTGTTGATGTATAGTTACTTCCGTTAACTCTCATCTGTACTGATGTTATTTTACCGTTAGCATTAGTATACGCAAACGCTTCCGCACTTCCAGTACTAAAACTAACCTGTACTCCGTTTGAGTAGCTGTTACCTCCAGCAGGACTATTAGTTGCAGGAACAGTATTAGGTACTTGAACAGAAGTAACCCCTAGAAAATCATTACCTATTCCGTATACTTCTCCCACTAAGACAAAATTATCAGATGTATTAACGCTTAATACTTGCGCATTACCTGCATAAACTTTAGGTGGGTGAACAGTTTTAATTTGTGCAATAGCTCCAGAAGTATGGCCTTCAATAGTTTCACCATCAATTTCAAAATACTCAGCAGGATAATTAAAACTTTGGAACGGGTAGTTATTACCTTGTACTTCTATTAAATTACTATCTCTATAAACTACAACCCCATTATTTGATGTAGTAGTTCTAATTAACTCATGTCCAGTCTCAGAAGATCCAGCTGTTAAAGTTATCTTAGTACCTCCTGATGAGGTAGCGAGATATAAATGAGTAGCATTAGCATCTACTACATAATAGTTAGTATTGTTAGCTAATTCAGTTAATAAAGTGTTAGCAGTGTCAACTCTATATGTTAATAGATCATTATTAACAAAAGGGTTAGTTGCAATAGCAATTCTACCGTTTGCTGCTACATCAGTGCTTGCATTAAAAGTTTTTCTAGTTCTATTTTTAATATTTTCACCTAAAGTAAATGTTCCTGATACAGGTGCAATATCAATAGGAATAGTGTTTGCAGAGGTAACATAAACATACTCTGTTTGTTTAGTAATATTATGACCACTTTCAATTATATTACTAGCAGTTATATTTAAAGGTGAGCCGCCTCTAGTGCTAGAGAGTTTAATTGTAGTTGAATTAGCGCTAACCACATAATACGATCCTGTATTAGTTAAACCAGAAATAACAGTATTACCTGCATCAGTAGTATAAACTATTAAATCATTATTAACAAACGGGTTTGTCGCAATAAAGATAAAATCGTCAGTAGAATCTACACCTGTATTAGCATTAAACGTTCTAGTAGCAAAAGCTTGATTAGAGAAAAAACCAGTATTAGAATTATAGTATAGTCTAATACCTGCTGTACCATCTTGTAAAGTAAGCATATCGTAATCATCAATAACATCAGAGTTAATTAGAATA